CTACCCCTTAGACGTAATCGGGACGGCTCCTTGGCCCCTTGGCGGGGCTGGAATCGGTACGCGAGGGGGCGACCTCCCCGGCGGTCGGGGCATACTCCCAGCGGAGTACGTCTTCCTCCTGGCTATGCTGAAGGTAGACGAACCCTGACTTTGCCCGCTCGTTATTGATGTCGAGGAGGCCGCAACGGGAGGCGCGCTTGGAGAAGCCGAACTTGTACCGGGCGGGCTCCCCCTTGGTGCGGTAAAGGAAACCCGCGTCCCTTGAATAATTTACCCACTCCGCGGAACCGGCCCCGAGATAGGCGAGCTGAGACGGGGTCATGCTGTCCAGGTCGTCGGCCGACTTCGGCTTGGTCGTATGGTGCATGTAGATCATGGCGCACTTGGTTCGCTTCAGGACTGGGTCGACTTGCGTGCGCAGCCAGTCGGTCGTCAGGGACTGGTCAGCGATGTCAAATCCGGCATACGCGAGAAGTGGGTCAATCCAGACTACCTCGGCCCGATGTCGCACGATCAGGCTCTCAAGGAAGTCAGGGAAGGCGCTGCCGATGTGGCGGGTGTCGCGGACGATGGCGATGTTATCCTTGAGGGTGGCCTTCTGCGTCGAGGTCATCTTGCACGTCGAGCCCTGCCATGCCTCGGCGATGTCGCCGCCGTCATTCTCGGCCTGAAGGATGAGCGTCCTGAGCGCACGGACGGGAGCGAGGCCGAAGACCGATTGCCCCAGGGCCCACGAGGTCGCGATCTGCATCATGAGGGAGGACTTGCCCGTGCCGGAGAAGCCGACGATTGAGACCGCGTAACCTTCGCACAGCCAGCGGCGGGCCTTGCCGACGAGTACGGTCGGGTCGTCGAGCGGGTTAAAGTTGTCCAGGGCGTCGAGGTCAAACCATTCGCCGGTGTCCTTCTCTTGCCTAGCGGCCTTGCGCTGTTCGGCTAGGCGGGCATAATGGTCGAGGAGGGTATCGGGGTCGGTCGCATTGGCGGCGGCGTCCGCGGCTTGACGGAGAAGGGCGGCGCTTGCGATCAGGTCGGCATGCTCGGGGCGGTACTCGGCGAAGCCCGAGTCGGTGACCAGGAGCGAGACTGTCGCGGCCTCGACCGGCGACTTCATCTCGCGCAGCTTCTGGGTGACGGTGTGCTCGTCGGCCCGGATGCCGTCGACGGCTAGGGACAGGATAGCCCCGACGATGTCGGCATGCGTACCGTCGAAGAAGTCGGAGGCCTTGAGCTCAGGCGGGAAGGGGAGGGCGTCGCGGAGGATAACGCCGATAAGGTGGCGTTCCGCGGCGACGTTGTTCGGCGGGATCATAGAAGAGGGGTGGAGGTTTGGGGGCGTGGATGCCCTGCGTCAAATGTTTTAACCGCAGATGCGGTCGAGGTCGGTCTTTCGGTAGAAGGCGTTGCGGTGGACGCCAGAGATGCCGCGGGCCGTCTTAAAGAACTTGGGCTTTAGTCCTGCCCGGGCGATTCGGCAGCGCACGGCCACGTCGGAGACCTTCACGCTTCTGGCGTACTCGACGATTCGGACATACCCCTTAGGGACTTTCTCCGACTGTATGGCGGCGAGGCCATCAGCTGCGGCCTTGACGGATTTGAAAGGCGGCTTGGGTCGGTAAATGTAGGCCTTATGACATTGGCCCGTGTTGGCCTTGAACTGATGGGGCTGACGTTCGAGCACGCCGCGCCGGTATAGGTCGTGGGCTCGCGAGGATGCGTTGCGCGTGTAGGCCAGGTTGAGGTCTGTCCTGATCTGGTCGACGGTGAGCCAGCCCTTAGGGACTGGAATCAGGTTTTCCTGGCGTAGGGCCTCGATAAGACGGGCGGGGTCGAAGCGCTTCATTTGCTCTTAGGGGTGAAGACCTTGAGGTCGGTAGTCCAGACCCAGCGGGAGCCCACGCGGTGGACTAGCCAGACCTTCCAGTCCGACCCGTCGACCCAGCCGGCGGCGAACCCTGAGCCCCAGCGGGAGGTCGCTAGGCGGTGCGATGCGTAGGCCATGGCGTCTTTCTGGCAGAGACAGCCGGCGGAGAATGCCGCGCCGCCCTGATGCTTGGTCAAGTTAACCTGGGCGAGGGTGTGGGTATGTCCATGGATCAGAGCGCCGCCTCGGTCGGCGTAATGCTTGCCCTGCTCGGCGGAGGCGTTGAGGCCGTGGGCGTAGCCATGCACGAAGGCGACCGGGCCTAAGCGGTAGACTCCCTTCTCTGCATGGTAAGGCAGGATGGTCTTAGCGCCGCAGCTCTTCGCGGTAGTCTTGATGCGGGCCTCTAAGTCGGCGCAGTAGTCGCGCACCAGGGCGGAACCCGAGGTATGCTGAAGGGCCACTGCCCGGTGCTCATGATTGCCCATCAGGTAGACGGTGGGCTTGGTACGCTCTAGGAAGTCTTCCCCGCCGGCGATGTCAGCCGCGAGGGACTCGGCGCCTTCGGCATCGTTACCCACGCCACGGCGCAAGGATCGGAAGTCAAAGCAGTCGCCGAGGTGGACGCGCACGGTCGGCTTGTAGTCCTTGATGAACTCGACAAGGGCCTCGACGGCGTTGTCGTCGGCCATGTCTCCATGATTATCGCCGAAGGCTACGAAACGGGTCGGGGTGCTCATTGTTGGTTAAGGTGCGGGATGGGTTGGCCGGCGTCGTAGGCCGCGAGCATCTCGTCGCGGTGACGGCGGGCGGTGGCGAGGTCTTTGCCCAGGTTGTGGATGATGTCGGTCTTGCGCCGGCGGATCCGCAGCCACCAGCATGAGCCAAGTTTCTGGAGGTGATGGTTAGGGTTCTCGGTCTTGATGTAGGCGGGCTTATCGTTTCGCCCGGTGCGGGTGTACTTCGGGCACGCAGCGAGAAAGGCCATGCGCTCGGGGGATATGCCGATGCGCTTGCCCCAGGCGATGGTCTCGGGGTCTAGAGCCTCCATGTCTTCGCGATGTAGCGGCCCTCCTGCATGATCGTGTTGCGGGTGTTAGGGGCGAAGGTCAGCTCCAGGTCGAAGGCATGCTGCTCGCGGATGGCGCAGATGCTGTCGAGCTCTTCCTTATTGGCAGGGCCGACGCCGGCGGTCGCGACGTAGATAGTCCGCACCTTCCAGCCGAGGTCGATAAGCACCTCCTGACAGACCTCTAGCTCGTTAACATACCGCCAATCTGAGCACACGACCGTCTCGGGGGCGAGTTGGTCTGGGGTCATCTGGATCGGGCAGAAGTTGGCGAGGTTCTTCGCGAAGATGTCGACGTCAATTGACCGGGCGAGACGGCCAGCGGCCACGAGGAAGTCGCGGTGCTCGCATTTGAAGGCCTCGTTATGGAAATCGCCCATTAGGTTGAGCGACATCAGAAAGTCGTTTGACGCGTCCTTCAGGTAGTCGGCGAAGTTCTGCTTACGGGAGGGTCTGGTCGACCACTCCAGGATGCCCGAGGCGAGGGTGTCCTTCCCGGCCCTGGCGAAGCCGGCGATCAGGATGAGGGTCGGCGCGGCCATGGTGGTCATTCGGCAGCTTGTGCCGTGCGCTGGGCTTTTGCGATGCGTGAGGCGATGCGGGTCTGGCGGGCGGAGATGCCGAGTTTACGGCGCACGCGGCGAAGGCTAAGGTCGGGCGCCTTTAACAGCGCGTCGACCAGAGCCTGCCGGATCTTGGCGAGGTTGTTCATCAGAACGGAGGATTATCGGGCAGGGGCTCGCTTACCATGGGCTTCTGAGAGCCCTTAGGGAACGTGAGTTTATACTTAAATTGAGGGCGTCCGTTATACTCGCCGGAGGGCGTGGCCTCTACGCCGACGAGGCACGTCTTGCCGAAGGCCGGCTCGCAGTAGGTCATGAACTCGGCGGGGGTCGCGTCAAGGCGCAGCTCTTCGGTGTACTTGCCGGAGAACTTGCCGACGAGCATGGCCAGCGGCTTGGCCCACTTCGACGAGTAGGATTTCGACAGGCAGTTGCCCTGGTCGTCGAGGAAGAAGAGGCGGGCCGAGACCGTGCCGTCTTCCCATGCCTTGACCTTGTCAAAGGCGGGCTTGATGAGTTTGAGTTTATAGGTTCCCGCGGTCTCGATAGACTTCAGGGGTTTGCGTTCGTTATTGGGTTCCATGTTAGGCGAAGTTGATGGTCTGGGCGGTGGAGGTGGACTTGATGTCGATGACCTGGATCTCGTCCGGGTAGGCGGGCCAGATGCCGGAGGCCGTGCATTCCTTATACAGCGTCAGCGCCTTCTCAAAGTCAGCGATCGCCCAGGACATGAGCTCAGGGCCGACCTCGCAGACCGCGGTAGCAAAGGGCGGCTCCTTCTCGACGAACAGGAATCGGAAGCCGAGCGGGCGGTGGCCGGTGGCCAGTTCGTAAACGAGACGATACCAATAGGCTTGGAGGTTGTAACGGTAGTTGCGGATGCTCTTGAGCATGCCGGCAGGGGACGCGTCGTCGGTCGTCTTGATGTCCCAGATGTAGTCGCCGCAGACGCCGTCGAGCGCGGCCTTCAGCGGGATGCCGTTATAGTCGACGTGATACATGGCCTCGGTGAGGCCGAAGGCTACCTTGTGATGCTTCAGCGCCATCTTAGCGTGGGACGCGACGAGGTGACCGAGGGCGGACTCTTCCGCGTCGAGGATGGTCTTGCCGACGTTGGCGGTGGCGAAGGCGGCCCACTGTTCCTTACCGTCCTTAGTCCGGCGATCCACGTCCGGGGCGGTGGCGTAGAGGTCGTTAAGGGTGTGCGGCTCCAGGATGGCGGAGTGGACGAACGTGCCGAAGCGGAGAGCCTTGGTCTCTTCCTGGGGTGCGTTCATGTAGGCCTGATAATGCGCGGGGCTGACGAGCAGCTTCTTCGCGGCGGACTGGTTAAGCGCCGGGAAGGCGCGGTACTCTTTTCGGTCGGTGATCTGTGGCATGGTGGGTTTGTTTTGGTGGGAAAGGTCAAAGGGCCTCGTCGTCTTCGTTAGGGTTGTGCTCTTCGACGTGCGCCGAAAGGAGGTTGCAAAGGTCGAGGGCGTTATCCGCGGCGAGGGCCACGCGGTCGAGTTGGTTACGCAGGACTCGCTCGTGAGCGATGACGGCCTTGATGCGGTCATAGATCGGCTTGATGTGATAGGCCTCCTCGATGTTCTCGACGTCGAGCAATTCAAGTTCGGCTGCGGCCGCGTTGATCGCGAGCTGGAGATTAAACAGGTCGTCGGAGGAGACGCGGTGAGAGTCTTCGGGAGTCGGACGGAGGGCGGCGACTTCGCCGGCCATCTGAGTGAGGATGTTCCTCAGGTATTCGCGGTTAGTCATCGGGTAAAGGTAAGTTCCTTGAGCTCCCCGGTCGGAGCGAGCGTAAAGAATCGGACGTTAGAGCGGGCGAGGGACGGGTAGGTCTTGCGCTTCCACGCGTTGAGGTCGGTCATAAAGTCGGCGGACTTGCGGGCGGTCATCTCGACGTAGGGGAAGCCGTCCAGGAGGAGGAGCAGAGCGTACTGCCCTGGCACGGTCTTCGCGATCGTAGCGATTCCCTTGGGGGTCTCAGCCATGGTTGCGGGCCTCTTGCCATTCCTCCAGGGCCTCGACTAGCTCGTCGGCGTGGATGCGCTGGGCGTGGCGGACGCAGTACCAGAGGGCGTCGCCGGCCTCGCGCATGCCTTCGAGGCGCTCTTCGAGCTGCCGGACGCGGGCGTTAGCGGCCATCAGTTCGTTCTGGGCGTGGGCATTGGCGATGGCGTTATTGAGAAAGGCCATGGGGTCGAGGGGGTTATTAGGGTTCAGGTCGCTCATCGGGTCAGGGGGCGGGAGGTGGCAGGGGTCACGGGGGAAATGGCCGCAGAACGGATGCCAGAGGCCAAGGAGCCATCGTCGTCGAGGTCGACCGATATGCCGCATGCGGTCTGGATGGATTGCCGGCGGATGTAGGTGATAGCGCCGCCGATCTGCTGGGCGGTCAGGCCTTCGGCTTTGACCAGGAGCGTACCGAAGTCGAAGCGCTCGCCGGACGCGTGAAGGAAGGCGGTCGAGACGCCGACCTTGCCGTCCTGGCTGACGAGCGTCTGGATCAGGGCGAGGTCGTGGTCGAGGAGGACGGGCTTCACGGCGTCGAGCAGCGCGTCGAGGGAGACGTACTTGGCGGTGAAGTTGGCCTTCACGATCTTGTTGGCCTTCACATTATCGAGGGCCGCGAGGGCGGCGACGAGTGCGGCGGTTGCGGTTTGGGTTTTGGGCGTGGTGCTCATGAGAAGAGATTACTTGTTGCCGACGGTGGCCGGGTCAGCGCCGGCGATGATGGCCTTGATGGCCTCAAGAGTGAATTGGCGGGTGCGGCCGTCGATACGGAGATTATAATTATCGCCCGAGGGGCGGATGGTCGGGGTCAGGAGACGGGCGACGCGGTTATCAGGGAGGAGGATGTACTGCGTGCCGGGGATTTCGGCGTGAAGCGTGAGGGTGTTCTTTTTCATAATGGGAAAGGGTTTAGTTGATGACGCCGCGGATCGCGGAGTCGTAGATCAAGAGGGCGTCGGCGTTCCAGTCGTAGACGTCGGTCTGGGGGAAGAGCTCTTTAGCCCGGGCCTTGAGGTGACGCTTCCAGCCGGAGCCGTGGTCGGCCTTCTTGCCGACGGGGTGCGTCTTCTGCCATGCCTTAGGGTCGATGCGGTGGACTTGCCAGCCCATGGCCACGGATGCGCCGTAGATGACGCCGACGTTGAATTGCAGCTTGGCGATGGATGCGCCGGGAATCTTCGGGCCGTAGCCGGCGACGCTGGGGGTCTCCAGGTATAGGGCGACCGACTTCGTTTTGCAGGAGAGCTCGGCCATCAGCTCGCAGATCTCGACATCGCTTCCGGGCATCTTGCGCGTCTCGACTCCGATACCGTCGACCGACCAAACGAAAGCGCCGTTAGCGCCGGGGTCGACCGCGATAATCATGTGAGCCATGCCGAAACTTTCAACGGGTCAAAACCTTTTGCGAGCGGAATAAATTAGCCACGCGGAAGGCGTAGTCGTTTGCACGGAAGTCTCGGCTGCGGGCCTCCGACCAACCGACGTTCCAGACAAGGGCCATCTGTTCGGGGCTAGGGTTCGTCATGCCGATGCGGTGAAAGTTCGACCTGATCCAACGGAGGTGGGAGGCGGCGACCATGTCTTGGGCGGTAGCGTCGCGCCACTTAGACCAGGGGAAGAAGTAGTGGCCCTCGGCCTTGAGGCGGGCAGAGGCGTCGTCCCAAGCGGCCTTGCCGACCTGATACATCCCACGCTCGCCGGCCTTGCCGATGGCCTTGCGGTTGTGCCCGGACTCTACCTCGGCGACGGCGGACAGGAAGGCCGCGTCGGTCTTGGCTTGGGCGTTGAGGCCGAGCAGCAGCAGGGCGACGACGGAGAAGCGCTGGTTTAGGGTCATAGCTGGCCCTTGCCCTCCTTGGCTGCGTTCCAGTCCATGATGAATGGGACGGCTCTCGGTGAACCAAGTTCGTCCATCCAATCAGCCATCGCATCCCCGGCCTTGACGACTCGCTCGTATTCCTCGACAGGCACGGCGGTCACGAAGGACGAGGCACGGAGCCGGGCGTTCTCAGCCTTGAGGCGGGTCACTTCGTCGGCGACCTTGATGCCAACCTCCGAAGCCAACTTGAGGGCATCGGCAAGTTC